GTTGGTGATCCAAAACATTTTCGAGGCCGAGATCGTAGCGTTCACCAGGGCAGCGAAGTCATACTTGCCCAGGTAATGCATGTTGACCATCGACTGGACCATCCATGAAATGCCTCGGGCCTGGTTCACGAAATCGGGATCGTAGAGATGGATCATCTCGGAGGCGTCGACTCTCTCGCGTTGCCAGCTTGAGGTGAAACCGGCGATTACCTCAGCCTCGGGACGTTTCACTTTGAGCCAATAGGCTATGGGCCGACGGTCGACGTCATATTCCACCCCCAGCTGGACAATGTTGCCGCCCTCGAGCCTGGCGTTGTAACTTTCATCGACAAGCTCGGGCGGGATGATCTGCAGGCAGAGGCCGTACTTCATTTTCTTGCGACGCACGATCCGAAGGAAGGCCTCTCCATCACGCAAGAGATACTTCACCGTCATATCGAGGATTCCACGGAGCGAATGCTGACCGTTCACTGAAGCGTTCTCGGGCTTGGCCCAGTCCTCCCAGGCCGATGTGATCTTCTGATCATCCTGGGGGAACTCGACGAGTTCGCCAGAGGCGCTTAACTCGCGCGCCCATGGCTGGAGTGTGAAGCCGGTCATCGTCGTCTGGTTGACAATATTCGTGCGGCCGAGCTTCAGGAAACGCTTCGCGGTGTCATTATTGCGCTCGAGCTCGCGGGCACGCTCTCTGACCGGGACGAATCCGTTCTTGATGAGCTGCTGGATCTGCGTCTCCTGCGTTTTCCAATCGGAGAGGAGCCGGCTTTCGGATGCGGCGTTGAAATTGCGCACCCCCTGCAGATAACCGGTCTTGTGAGCGGCCCTCACTTCGCGGCGCACCTCGGCGATCTGGGCATCAACTTTCGATTGGCGGGTAAATCCGAAGAGTCCCATTTAGAGTCCGCTTGATACTCTCATGAGGATCTTGTTGCCGGCCGGGCGGCCGGCGGCGATGTTCTCGCGCGTGATTTCATCCTTACGAATCCGCTTCCAGTGGAAATATTCAGAGCGGATCGCCGACATATCGGTGAGCGTGATGCGCTTGCCGATTAAGCCCGTCACTTCGAGTTCGGTATATTCCTTCGTCGCACGCCCCTCAAGGAGATCCTCCAGGAGTGATACCATCCTCTGCGCGATCGTACGGGGGTCGTACCCGTTACCGATCTTGCGGTAATCGACCAGCACCTCGAGGGAACCCTTCTCGATCGTGCGGCTATCGGCGCCATTTGTCGCGGAGACGAAATAGGTGTAGTCGCCGGCGACGTACTTTGTGCTCTGTGCAGCGGTGATGGTGAAGGAATGGTTGTCGCCATCGGCCGTGCCGGTGACGGTGAACGTGTTGGAGCCGACGAGGGTGTACTTCAGCACCCAGCCGTCGGAGGCTTTAAAATCGGAGAGGAAGTCCGTCCAGGTGATGGTGTCGCCCGCCTGGAGTGTTTTCGGGATGTTCAGCATCAGCGCATTTGCCTGAGTCCAGAAATAAAAAAGCCACAAACTGCCTGCGCGCAGTCGTGGCTTTTAGGAGGATACATGGGAACCAGGGCGATCAACCCGGGCTCGCTCGTTGTGATGTGAAGCTACATTATTCCAAAAGTCCTTCCTATGTCAATTTTTGTCAATTTTCAATCAGATTTGCGGCGAATGCAAACCAGATTCCGCAATTATGCGAAATCGTGTGCGCGCACTTTGTAGGGTTTGAAAACGTGGTGGGAAAAATTTGCGCGATTAGAGCGGGATCCGCCAGACGCGGTGCGAACGGCGCCGAGCCTTGCGCGTGAGTGTTTGGTTATCATCTTCACCGCGGACGTCGACGACGAAGGTGATGACCTGGGTGAGCTCGAAGACCGAGACTGACGCGATGATGCGGTTGACAATCTCCGACTCGCTCATGTGGAGCTCGTTGGAAAGCTTGCGGACCTTCTCGGAATTACTGGAGGTGAGTAAGGGCCTGGAGCCCGGATCTTCCCGGTATTGGCTCATCTCATTCTCTTTTCGGTTTGATCTAACGCCGGCTTGGTTTTTGAGCGTCCAGTGTTTACTGGAGTACTCCATGACGTTCCAAAGTGTTGAACCGATTCGGACAATTCTTCCGTCAATTGTGCGAGATAATGATTGCGAACGCCTGGCATCAATCCATTCACAAGGCCACGGGCGAGAAGCTCGATCTTCAGGAGGTAAGCATAACGCTCCTTCGACACTGTCATCTCGTCTTTATTCATGATACATCGCTCTCACAACCCAGCCATGAGAGGGTTGCGCCAGCGGCGCCGGCGAAAGGTGGGCGGGCGGGTCGGCCCTTGCGCCTCGGACAGCGCTTCGGATCCCGACTGCGTCTCCTTCGCCCCTTCAGCGGGTTTTATCTTCGCGACGCGGATACTGAAATTCTTCATCACGGCCGGCCAGTTCGGATTCAGGAGCAGAAGCGCGGCGAGATTCAACACCTTGATATCGAGCGCCTCATTTCGATTGCGAATTTTTCTCCATTTCTTGATCGAGCGCCCCTTGGAAAACTCCATGATCAGCTTCTCCGATGTCAGCTGACGGACGTATTCGGCGTCCGCCACACGGTTGAAATGCTGATACCCGGGCCCGTAATGGTCGATCTTTAACCTATAGGTTATCACCGTCTTTGCAGTACTGCTGCCGATTGAATACAGGAGCGCCCGGGCGCGGTTATTCTTCGTCGGACGGCTCACGATCGGGGCTTCGAACACGCTCGATCCCTTGGAAGCGAATATGCGCCGGCCGAAGCGGGGCTTGGTGTACGCAAGAACGTAGTCCGCGAAGTCCCCGGAATCGACGAAGCACGAAGTGACTGAGAGCATGGCGCCGGACTCGTGCTTCCAGCTCTTCATCAGATACCGATCCAGATCCGTCCACACTGTTCGTTGCTCCGGAGATCCGACGAGCACCTTATAATCCATCAGCCAGTTTTCTTCTCCCGGGCCCCACGCTTCGACTGAGACCTCGATGCGGTCCGCATGGACGTCGGCCGCGGCCGTGAGGATGAAGGCACCAGTGGGGACATCGACGTACTCCTCCACGCGGTTCAAGAGTTCGTCCGCGCTTATTTTCAGCTCTTCGTTCGCGCGCCAGGTCTCACCCAACACTTCGTTGACGAACTGTTTGAGCTTCTCCGGGTTGTTGGACCTGTGCGCGTCGAGGAACTTCAGGCAAATGGTACGGAAGGAGGACCAGGGAGAGTAGATCTCCCAGATGAAAAAGCCCGCATGACCTATCCTTCCCGGGTGCGTCGCGACCCAAACGGCTTCCTGGATCATCTGATGACGGTGATGCTCCTCGATCTTCGCAGCGCACTTCTGGCATTCATACCATACTTCATCTGGAGGCGAGGTTTCGGACGGCGGTTTCGACCACTTCAGCTGCGCGAAGACAAGCTTCTGCGGCGCCTTGCAATGGGGGCATGCAACAAAGAGATGTCTCTGATCGGAGCGGTCGAAGTCGGCCGAGATCTGGGAGGCGCCCTCGATCTCCGGCGTCGAGACGTTTATGATCTTGCGGTTATGGAACGTCTTCGTACGCGATTTCGCCATCTCGGACGGATCCCCGGAGTAGCCGGCCGAGGGCTTGTATTTATCCTTCTCCTCGAGGATGAGCACGCGGATCGGACGCGATACCAGGTCGGAGGCCGTGCCGGCGCTTACCCCGGTGAAATGTCCGCCGCGGAAAGTCTTATGGAGGATCTCGTTTGAGGAGTCTTTCGCGCGTGCGTCTTTGACCAGGCCCCGAAGTGATGGGGTGTCCCGCAGCATCGGCGCCAGGCGATCCTTCGAAAAGGAGCGGACCATCTTCTCATTCGGCATCACAAGGAGAATTGGACAAGGGTCCTGGTCCATATAATAGCCGATGACGTTCTTGACGATCTGGGTTTTGCCGATCTGCGAGGAGGTTTTGAAGGTGACCTCACTGTTCAGCGGCTCACTGACAGCGTCCATCATTTCACCCTGGTACGGCGCCCGGCTGAGACTGTACTTTCCGGGCTCGGAGCTGTCTTCGGCGCTTAGCTGTGCGCGCTCTTCGGACCACTGGCTTACCGTCAGCTTTGGAGGCGGCTTTATCGACTGAAGGATCTCCCAAAGAAGGGAAGGTTGTTCGCTCGGCGAACTTGGGGACGAGTTCTGCAATTTCGGTGAGCGCCTGGTAGATATGGGTTTCTGCAATACGCTCGACGTCATGCTCGTCCTTCGCATTTTTCAGCAATGGCGCCAGCCTCTTCGGCATTGCGAGCAGCTTCGCCCGCATCGCGGCGATGGGTGCTATGAAGTCGGTTTTCAGTGTATCGCGTCGTTCGAGATCACCCCTTTCCCGCAGGTATTTGAGCTCTTCTCTGTTCGCCTTCGCAGCGAGCAGCTTCTCAGCATTCGGTGAGTTGCCTGTCTTTTCATCGTCACGCTCGGCCTGCTGGCGGATATAGACGATATACCACTTGAGACATGCGACGAGATCATACTGCCCTTTCGCGAGCCGCGGCAAACCCTTCTCGATGACGAGCCGGTCGATCCAGCGCTTGGTCACCGCGAATCCAACAGCGGCAAATTCCTTCGCGAGCTCCTCGAGTGTGAGTTTGATTACCCGAGTTCTCTTTGCCATAGCCTGATATGCTCATACGGTGGTCTAATCGCAACCTTACGCGACAATGGAATGGAACTCACATATTTTTTGCAAAAAATCTTCGAGAATCCCGCACTCGAGCCGCACCCGCGAAAAAAAGCCCAGGGAGGACCCGCGATCACAATATAGCAAATTCGTTTTTGTTGTCATGGTCATTCGTCACACCGTCTGCTGTGGTGAACGATCCCATGTGACCGCGAGTTCCATCGCTTTATTGTACGTCAAAGAAGGATCACACAGGACGAGGATATCGCTCATGGTATCGACCACCCCATCGCTCATGCGATACATCAACTCCGGCTCCTGCTTTTCAGGTACCAGGATGAATAGCTTCTTGCCCGCCCCCTTCATCCATCCACCCTCGAGGTGGGCAGAGCGGCCACATGGTAGAAGCAACACACACGCATCTGCAGACTTCATCGCATCGAAGTCATTCTTGAAACCCCATGCCGCTATTGAATGGCAAAGCCCTTTAGAGAACTGTTGAGGTGTCCACTGCTGCCAATTGGGGTCTATATCCGACCAGGCAAAGCCCTGTTGCCCTTCCTTCGGATGCTTGAAGTCGTACACGTTGTGACCCACTGCCCTGAGTATGGACAATGCCGATTCATAGTACTTGTTGCGCCAGCTGCTTGCCAGATAGATCCTCATTCGAATAGCTCCTTTATTGCCTTCCTTTGATACCGCGTCTTCCTGGCATTCTCCATGTGCTGACCCAGGTCAATCCGCAGATGACACCTCTGACACGCATGGAGTAGGTGGGTCTCATCACCACACACTGAATCATGGCAGAGATGGGCTGTTGTGAGTACCACTTTTCCTCTCGCATACTTGGCTGGTTCTCCGTTGATCTCAATACACCTGCCTGTTGTGGTATGTAGCCCACATTGACTGGTACACTCACACCTGTCCCCTGAGCGTGCCCTGACCCTGGAGACTATGTCTGCCCAGTCCTTCGGGTATTGAAGCTTTCCGCTCATGCATCGTTACCCTTTCTTCCTTCTGACATAATCTCTCATAAGCTTCTGAAGGAAGGTCACGGTCAAGCTATCTCTCGGTGGCTCCGTGATTGGTCGGTTGGAAAATCGATTCCAGTGGGTGTCCTTTAATTCTTTAAACTCACCGTCAGTGTCATAGACGAATAATGTCCAGGAAGGATCTAACTTGTGATTGCCTTCATTGAGGACCTCTAAGGTGACGATTTGTAGGATGAATGGGGGGTCATTTTTGTAATTGCCATTCCTCACCCAATACCAACCCGAGACGGTCGGATATGCCGACGTCCATTTGATTTGATTTTTGGTTTGTCTCATAGTCCGAGGAGCCCCTTCCTTAAATGTTGCCACTTTCCGCTCATGCATCGTTCTCCATTGCATCAATGTTAGATCCTACCACGTCCTCGACCGTGTAGCCCTCCACGTATTCCAGTTCATAACTCATAGCCTCCCACACTGTACGCATTTCCTCAGAGGTTTGCTTCACGCCTTCAGCTACTACCCTATTGTGGTACTCCTTATACGCTGGTGTTTCGAGGGCGTTATGAGCTTTGTCGAGTTGCGCCTTCCATTCTTCTGGGGTCATGGCTTACTCCTTTAATTTGGCATCGGTATTACTGGGGTTTGGGGGTCAAGAAATCGTACTCGATCTCCATATCCCTTCACGACTTCAACAAATCTATTTCCTTCGAGCCACATTACTGTTGGACAAAATGCGTCTGGCCTAATCGAAATGTCTAAAGCCCGTGGGCTCATTATGACCATCCAGGTAAGCCCATCGAATACCAATTCTTCGACGTTTGTGACATTCTTTTCAAAATCATGCCATACTGAAACGACGAAAATAAGAGGCTCTGTATCCTTGGTATATCCATGACCCACTTCAAGCATCGTTATCCCTGTTCATTGATGCCACCTTGAGCGGGAGTATCACCGGCTTGGTTTGACGACGTCTTATGAATCTCTTTCCCTCTTCGTTGACAAAATACTCATATGGGGCGGTGAAGGAACAGAGTGCATCACTATACCTCTGTATAGCCTGCTGGCTACAGCCTACCTTGTAAGCTCCACCGTTCTTCACATCCGCCAGCGATATTATCCCCATCTCATCTATAATACCCCCTAACCATTCCACGAACATAGGATAACAAACACTGTTCTTTGCCATCTCAAGCGTCTGCGCCTTTGCCTCCTCAGGCATACTCTCTCTCACGCTCTCACTCTCACTCTCAAGCAATGTCATCCTCTCCGAAGGGGTCAGGGTGGGCTTGTTCGGCCCGCGGGGATGCATCTTTCTGTGGCAAGAATGGCATAAACCCCACCAATTGGATCCATCGGGCGGGTTGTTCTCCTCGTTTTCGTCGACGTGATGCACTTCGCGCGCAGGGCGTTTGCCGCAGTCGACGCACAATACACCATCGCGGTCAATGCATATTTCTAAAGCCAGCTTTGCCTTCTTGCCGCTCATCCTGGGCATTAAATAGACCCCTCTATATAATAGTGCTTGGAATGGGAGTTAATTCTCTGAAAACTTGTCGCCTGCGGCCCGCTTCTCTTTGGCTGCCTTCTTGGCCGGATCGTCGAACAGCTTCAACTGCGCCCGCTCACCCTTGACGTAGCCTTCGGCATGCTTCATCAACTGATCGAGCCTGGAGACGCAGGCGACGGAAAGACAGCTGATGCGGTTGTTATCGCCGGTGTCGGGCACGGCCGGCTTGTAGGGCGTGTGGATGATGAAAGGCGACCGGCTTTTTTTGAGCGTCTTGGCCGCCGATATGGTGGCACCCCAGATATCGTCATCGTGTGCGAAGGTGACGCCGATGATCCTCATGCTGGCGGCAAACTCCTCCTCCAGCTCGCAGATCTCGATTACATCGTCTCTCAGTGATCCGAGCGTGGTGTGGAACTCTTGTCTCGGTGATTCGGCGCAGTCCACAACGAACTTATTGACCTTCACTTCATCGCCTTTGGTGAAGCTGGTCTGGTATTCGATCCTGACCCGGTCTTCTTTGAAATGGATCTTCGTTATCTGCATGAGCTTGTTTTCCCCTTCTTCGTTATTGTGTCGCTCCATCGTGTTGGTCGATATTGATCGGCCTTATTTCAATCGGGTCGCAGTTCTGAGAATCTGCCAGCTGCGGCGCACCGAGCTTGATTGGAGTGGTTGTGAGTGAGATGTATTTCACACCCCTTTCCTTAAGCCAGGCGAGCGCCCATTCGATTGAGCGCATATCCGCGTAGAATGAATAACTCTGCGTCGCTAAGTGTCCGTTTTCGAGCAGGTAGCCGCGCTGAATCAGCACGCCTGCGCCCTGGTCCCATACTTCCCGCAGCCACACGCCGGTGAATTTATCTGCCGGGATGACTTCTGCGATATGGAATACCTGGTCGACTACGGCTTTTTCTTCCATGTGAAAATCAAAAAGCCCCCTGCAATCAGCACAACGGCGCTACCTACCACTTTGTCCGGCGTCATGCCAGGCTCATACTTCAGCATCACCGGATCTGTCAGGCCTGCGTACACCACCCAGCACAAGGCCGCAAACAGCAGGATCTTGGCGGTTATGGTCACTTCTTCCTCTTTTTAGTGAACTCTACGAACTTACGGTACTCCATGAACTTCCAAAACGAATAGTTCTCCATTGGCCCTATGTCTCGGTCGTAGTTACCCGGCTTTGCCAGCCACACTTGATACTGATACCATGCTTCTGTGAGGCTGTCGAGGCAGGAGCACTGGTGCGGGACGTATGGATAGTAAGGCGTGAACCACGGCGTATATGTTTTTGGGGAGTCCGGTCGTGCGGGTGGCTCTGGGAACGCCTTTGTCCCCCGTCCATATTCCCACAATCTCCCTTCGTAGGGCGGTTGGAACATTCTTCCGCACTTTCCGCATACACAGTTAATCACATTCGATGCAGAGTAGACTACACACTGTCCAGTTGAAACGTGCTTACATGAATCTGTCTGACTGAACGCTACACACTGGACGAGAAGGAGTGCGAGGAGTAGTCTCATGGATAACCGCTCCCAGTGTGAATGTGTGACGAACAATCCTCAGCGAGGAACATAGAAATTATCAACGCGAGGACAAATATTATCAGGACAACGATGTGTCGGTTCGTCATTGCTTCTCCGATGTTGACCCGCGCACTGGTATCTTCGTGACCTTCTCTCCCCTGCCTACCCAGCGGCCCCAGCTGTAACCGGCGCGTAATCCGAATACAAACCCGGCGCCGAATGCAATCCACATCAATGAATCCATACTGATTCTATCCTCCTTTGGGTAATTCAATACCTTCCTTCTTCATTGCCGAGCGCATGCCGTAGATGTGGTGCATCTGGGCGCGACCGCCGAGTTCCTTCAGGATGTCATCGAACGAGCGGCCTTTGAGGATCAGACCGCGCATTATATTCCTGTCGGCACTGCTCAGAG